GTAATGGGAGTAATAGGCGGACCAGACATAGTAGATAATGGATTGGTATTCGCAATAGATCCAGCAAACAACAGATCATATGTATCTGGAAGTTCATCTGCAGTAGATCTGATAGGATCTAATAACGGGACATTAAGTAATGTAACTGATAGTAATAGTAACGTGGGTACTTGGCAATTTACTCGTAGTAATAATTCTTACATTGATTTAGGAAATAGCAATACGTTATCTCCATTATCGGGAGATTGTACATGGAATCTTTGGTTTAAAAAAACAAGTACTACTAATAGTCAAGTTGTTTTATCAAACTGGAGTAATTCTACATCTAAACATTATCTTTGGTTTGGAGCAGAAAGCAACGCTGATCAATTAAGTATATATTGGAATGGTACCAAACGAGCTACGTTAGCGACACCAAATGATACATGGACAAATTTAACAGTGACATTTAATGACACTACAAATGATTTAAAATGTTATGTAAATGCAGAATCTCCAACTACGATTGCAGGTATGTCTTATAAAGGAGCTCATGATAGTTTATCTTTGGGACGTGATATAAATAGAGATAGTTATGGATTCAATGGATTAATTGGACCAGTATATATACACAATCAAGCTCTGACAGATGCAGAAGTATTAGAAAATTACAATGTTCTTAAAGATAGATTTGAATAATGGAAATATTTATATATAATATTAATAAAGGAAAATAACAATGGATTACTCAAATAGAACATATGCATTTGCAAATTGGTCAGATATAGGGTACGTAGATTTTTCTCAGGTTATGGAAACGTCTGCCGCAACTGTAAGAAAATCGCTAGATAATAGTTTATTTATATTGAAATGGTATACAGCCGATACACCAACATTTATTACAGATGGTAGTGTTACATTATCTTGGTCTGGATCTCACGCACAATGTTTACAGCATTTATTAGGACCAAATTGGACTGATACCGGATCAATGCCTTAAGTTTATATCATCTGGTACATATTTATATAAAAGGAAACTATGGCAGTTAACGTTCCAATATGGCCAGGCTCATCAAGTTTTTTCCCGGGTGATACGCCATTCGGATTTTACGACAATGATTTTGAATTTCAACAAGAAGTTGATAAAATAGCAGATTGGTGTGCAAAACGTTTAGGATATCCTATATCAGATATTGAATTACAGCCAATTAATTTTTATACATGTTTTGAAGAATCCATAACAGAATATGGAGCACAACTTAACTCTTTTAATATTAGAGATAACATGCTTAACTTATTTGGTGCCTCGACTGGATCAAACTTAACCGGCAAAAAGGTATCATCTAATTTTGGCGGATTGATAGAAATAGCAGAAGAGTATGGAACTGAGGCCGGATCTGGAGGTAATGTAACATATTACACTGGTAGTATCAATATTGAATCAGGTCAACAAATATATGATCTAACTAATACATCCTCAGTAAGTTTAGAATCAGGGACGCCTGGTATAGATGCTATAGAAATAAAAAGAATTTTTCATGAACCGCCTCCTGCAATAGCAAGATTCTTTGATCCGTTTATAGGATCAGGTGTCGGAACACAACAAATGTTGGATGCATTTGGATTTGGTAATTATTCGCCTGGCGTTTCATTTATGATGATGCCAATATATGCTGATCTATTAAGAATGCAAGCAATTGAACTTAATGATACAGTAAGAAGATCAGCTTGGTCATTTCAATTATCTAAGGATAGATTAAAAATATTCCCTATTCCGGATGGTAGTAATTTTACAAAAGTTTATTTTAACTATATTTTAAAATCAGATCGTAGTAATCCTTTAAAAGGCAATACAGGAACTATATCCGATTATTCAAATGTGCCATATGAAAATGTAGTATACGAAAATATTAATTCAGTTGGTAGACAATGGATCAGAAGATACACTTTGGCACTAGCAAAAGAAATGTTAGGATATATAAGAGGTAAGTATTCAGCATTACCTATACCAAATGCTGAAATAACATTGAATGGGGCAGACCTAGTTTCAGCCGCGCAAACAGAAAAAGAAGGCCTTATAACAGAACTTAAAGAAATTTTAGATACAATGTCTAGGCAAGCACAATTGGAAAGAAAACAAGCAGAGGCAGATGCTTTGCAATCACAGTTTACTAAAATGCCAATGAAAATTTATATAGGATAATAATGGCTTTATTTGGTTCAGCAAGAGATGCTAGTTTAGTAAGATCGGTTAACAGAGAACTAGTTAACAGATACATAGATACTGAAGTAGCATTTTATAAATTAGATTTGAATGCGACAAATTCTAATATATACGGGGAATCTGATAACAAAGTTTATTATGGTAAAATGAAAATGCCATGTTTAGTACTTAAAGAATCAAAAGCGGCGACAGCAGATGAATATGGTTTAGATTATACAAGAACAGGTACTTTTGCATTTCTTCGTGATGACATGAAAGCAAAAAATATAATTATCGAAGAGGGAGATGTTTTAGAATGGGACGGAGAATTTTATGAAATAGATTCAGTTTCTGCTAGCGAATACTTCGGAGGAAGAAATCCTAGTAGAGATATAGGATTCAATACCGGAGAACGTGGAGAATTCGGTTTAAGTATTTCAGTAAAATGTGAGGCACATGTAACAAGAAGAAGTAGTCTTAATATACAAGAATTAAGAACTGGTGTTAATAAAGAATCTAATTTACCAAGAAACTTATGAGCGATAATAAATTAAATAAAACATATAGTTCATTTTCTAGAAACCCAGAATTAAATAGGGCATACGAAACTCGTAGAGATAATGATAAGATAAAAACTGCTAAATGTACTATTTATGATGTAGATTTTGCTATGATATCATATATACGAGATATTATAAAACCACAGATAATAGAAAATGAAAAAATTATCGATGTTCCTATTATGTATGCGAATGGAGAAAAATGGGCGCAGATACAGGCCAAAGGTTATATGTATGATGAAAAAGGTAAAATACTAACACCTTTAATAACTATAAGAAGAAATTCAATAACAGAACGAGATACATTAAAGACATTAGGAGTTAATCAGAATCCAGCCGGAAATGATTATGTACATAGAAATAAACATACTATAACTAATCAATATGATAGATTTTCTGTACTTCAAGGCACTAGACCTAGTAAAGAATATTATGTATCACCTGTACCAGAGTTTGTTGATGTATCATATGAATTATTAGTATGGTGTGAATATACCGAGCAATTAAATTCTATTATAGAGCAGATTATGCCATTGAATGGATTTGCATGGGGCACCACTTGGAAATTTCCTGTAATGATACAAGATTATTCATTTGAAACTATCAATGCAATAGGCGAAGATAGAATAGTAAGAGCAACATTACCAATGAATACCAAAGGAACACTTCTAATGCCATTTGAATTGAGAACATCAAATTTTCAAAAGAGATTTTCAGTTAAAAAAATTAATTTTAAATCCGAAACTGAAGCATTTAATGTCAATGTAACAGATCCACCACCGCCACCTGAAAAAGGAGGATTTTCTCCAGGCGAATATTCAATACAAACAGATGTTTAATAAAATTTTATAGCATATTTATTTATGTAATAATTTAAAACAAGGAAAGTTATGTCAGAAACAAAAAAGTTAGCTAAGGAAGAACTTGATATGATAGATCAATTAAGAGCCGATACTCAACAAAAAATTATGCAGTTCGGTGAAGTAGAATTAGAATTTGTCTATCTAGAAAAAAGAAAAGAACAATTGCAAGAGTTGAAAGAGACTTTTAAAAAAGAATTAGATGAAATTCAGGATAAAGAAGCTGAATTTTCAAGAAGTTTAGAAACTAAATATGGCCAAGGTACATTAAATCTACAAAACGGTGAATTTGTATCCGTTTAATTGCTTGTTTGGCATATTTGTTAAATATTTATAAGAAATAATAATAGGAGCAATATAATGGCTGAAAAAATAATATCGCCCGGTGTATTTACAAATGAAGTAGATCAATCGTTTCTACCTGCCGGCGTTGCAGCAATTGGTGCTGCGGTAATTGGACCGACGCAAAAAGGACCGGCTGGAATACCTACAGTGGTATCAAGTTATTCTGAATTTTTACAATTATTTGGAGGAAAATTTTCATCTGGATCTGGAGCGTTTGAAAGTTCATATAAATATTTAACGAATTATGCAGCACAAGAATATCTTAAGTATGCTGATACATTAACGGTGGTTAGAATAGGAGATGGCATGTCGCCCGCAACTGCAGCTGTTACAGCATCTGGAGTAGCCGCTAATTCATTTACATTAACTACATTATCGGACGGCGCAGATCAAAACAGTAGCGGAACTGTTGGGACAAATAACTTATTAGCAAATGGTACAGAAAATAATATACAATACGAAATTTCAAATGTAAATAATTCAAAAGGTACATTTACATTGCTTATAAGAAGAGGTGATGATACTATTAATAGAAAAGTTATATTAGAACAATATAATAATTTAACATTAGATCCTAATTCACCTAACTATATTGCTCGAGCAGTCGGTGATCAAGTGCAGACATTAAAAGATGGCGGTGGCTTGGATCCATTCCTTCAATTATCTGGATCATATGCAAATAGATCAAAATATGTTAGAGTTACAGTACATAGAGAAACATATAATTATTTAGATGCAAATGGTAGTTTAAGAGTTGCAGATTATACTGCAAGTTTACCTGCTGCAGGATCTGGATCATTCAGTGGAGGATCAGATGGAACAGTAGCTCATCCTAGATCATTCTATGATAAAATTACAAATACAAATACACAAGGATTTAATTTAGGAACTACAAGTACTAAAAATGTTTATATTGATGCAATTAGATTATTAAAGAATCAAGATGAATATGATATTAACTTGTTAACATTACCTGGATTGATTGATAACTTTACAAATCATGCTGTAGTATTAACAGAAGCACAAAATATGGTTGAAAGTAGGGGAGATTGTTTCTTAATAATGGATCCTGTTGAATACGGATCTGCATTATCAGCAGCTACTGCAAAAGCAGAAGCAAGAGATTCTAATTACGTTGCTGAATATTGGCCGTGGGTCAAAATACCAGATGTAGATTTAGGAAAGAATATTTGGGTACCAGCATCTACTTTAATACCAAGTGTGTATGCATTTAATGATAGAGTTGCCGCTCCATGGTTTGCTCCAGCTGGTTTAAATAGAGGCGCATTAGATGTTGCAGTAATGACTGAAAGAAAATTAACTCATGCAAATAGAGATGATTTATATGATGCTAATGTTAATCCAATAGCAAGCTTTCCAAATTCAGGAGTAGTTGTTTATGGCCAAAAAACATTACAGAAAAAAGCATCTGCTTTGGATAGAGTAAACGTAAGAAGATTATTAATTGCAGCTAAGAAATTTATTGCATCATCTACTAAGTTTTTAGTATTTGAAAATAATACGGCAGCAACAAGAAATAGATTCTTAAGTATAGTTAATCCTTATTTTGAAAATGTTCAACAAAGACAAGGTCTTTTTGCATTCAAAGTACAAATGGATGAAGCTAATAATACACCTGATGTAATTGATAGAAATGAAATGAAAGGTGCAATATTCCTTCAACCAGCAAAGACAGCAGAGTTTATAATTATTGACTTTAACATACTTCCAACGGGCGCAGCATTCCCAGAATAGGATGATTAGTATATTTATAATAAATTGGAGAAATTAGATGGCAGAATTACTTGACCCCACCGAGATATTTTATACGGCATATGAACCTAAGATGTCAAATAGGTTTATTATGTATATCGAAGGTATCCCTGCATATCTTGTTAAAGCTGCTTCAAGACCATCATTAGACCAAGGTGAAGTTATTCTTGACCATATTAATGTTGAAAGAAAGTTAAAAGGCAAGACAAGATGGCAAGATGTAACCGTAACCTTATATGACCCAGTAGTTCCATCAGGAGCGCAAGCTGTAATGGAATGGGTTAGACTTCACCATGAATCTGTAACAGGTAGAGATGGATATAGTGACTTTTATAAAAAGGACATTACATTTAATACTCTAGGACCTGTTGGCGATAAAGTTGAAGAATGGACATTGAAGGGAGCGTTTATATCTGCTGCAACATTCGGTGATATGGATTGGGCAACAGAAGATCCAGTTCAAATTGAATTGACTATCAAATATGATTACGCGATATTGCAATTCTAATTTAAAATAATTTATGTATTAATGGGAGATTATTTCTCCCATTTTTACTGTCTAGAAAATATTTATACTAAAATAGTCATGCCATATCAATCAGTTACATTGTAACAAGGTATTGAATGAAAAAACTATTTTTAATCTGTTGTATTATTGTAGGTAATGTAGTACTGTGTCAAGATACTATTTATCGATATGAAGAAAAACCTTTGGTTGGTAATATTGTTTACAAAGACGATATTTTATTACTAATACAAAAAGGCGATTATATTAAAGATGTTCCTATAGATTTCGTATACGGTTATAAAAGAGATGGAAAAATGTCTGTATTATATAAAGAACATTATACTGGAGTCCCATTAGCTGAGATGGATGAATATATAAAAGGAAGGACAGCAGGTTATAAAAAACATGTTCCTGGATTGCCATTTGCAACTGGATTTTTTAGTTCATATTTTTACACATATTATAATACAAGAGGATTATCAAGAAATCCAAAATTTTCATCTCTAGCATTTACTGCAGTACCGCCTATTGTATTTACAATAATAAAACCAAAAGCAGACAAAAGATGGACGCCAGACAGAAGATTTGGATATCAAAGAGTCAGGTCAGAAAAAAATCAAGTAGCAAGTTTCGTAGGAGCATTGGCGGGTACATTTACCATGTACGCCTTCTATTTTAACCAATAATCATTGTTTTTTTAACGTATACCATATTTATATAAAAATAAGTTATTAAGGACACTATGGCAAAAGTTAACGATGATTATCCTGGTAAACCTATTTCTGATCAAAAATTAAAAGAAATGGCTACTAGGCAATATGATAATAAAGAGTCAGAAGAAGTAAAAGCATTTGATTTTCCTACTGAAATAGTCGAACTACCGAGTAAAGGTAAATTTTATCCGGTCGACCATGTACTAAGTAAAGGCACTATTGAAATGAAGTATATGAGTGCCAAGGAAGAAGATATTTTAACTAATCAATCATTTATTAAGAATGGAGTTGTATTAGATAAATTATTTCGTTCTTTAATTGTGACAGATGTTGATTACAATGATTTACTCATTTGCGATAAAAATGCTATAATGATAGCAGCTAGAATATTAGGTTATGGTAAAGATTATCAATGTAAAGTTATTAATCCTGATACAGGCGATGAGGTAGAAGCTAATATTGATTTAACAGATCTTAAAGAAAAAGAAATAGATTGGTCATTAGTAAAAGATGGTCAGAGTGAATTCGAAATGACATTACCAGTTTCTAATAGAAAAGTAAAATTAAAAATGTTAACGCAAGGCGATCAAAATAAAATAGACAAAGAAACTAAAGGCTTGAAAAAATTAAAACGAGATGCTGCAGCAACAACATTATTAAAATATATTATTATAGAATTAGATGATGATCCAGATAAAGCAAAAATTAGAAAATTTGTTGATAGAGAATTGTTAGCAATTGATTCTAGAGCTATAAGACAATATTTAAGAAGTATAACCCCAGATATAGATCTCAAAGTAGATGTGCCGGACGAGGAAACCGGTGATACATTTCGTACTTCAATTAACATTGGACTTGACTTTTTTTGGCCTGACGTCGAA